CACTTGAACACTCAGGACAAGTTGTTTTTTCTTGACCTGAAGTGCCTTTTAAATAAATTTCGTTCTCCTCGAAAGTCATTTAAATCTCCTATTTTTTATTTTGATTTTTATGTAATAAATGCAATACGAACATGAGCTTAGTAAACCACCCCAAATTAAACTAGGGTGTGGCTCTCCGCACATTCCTGTTGTGTGCTTTATAAAATGTATTAATGAGTCCATTATTGATTTTCGTACTTATGATACAGGTTTTGAAATTTAGTAAGTCCATTATTTGACTTATTTCTAAGGGTTTTTAAACTTAATATATTTGAACCCCAAAATTTATCATCTAATGCCCAAACTATTGTATCCCTAACAGATTCATATTTGAATCCATCAATCCTTATTAAGTCATATAGAAGATTTATACTGCCATTAACATCTTCACTACTTACAATTTTAGGATACCTAGTTTTTTGAATTGTATAAAAATTATGAACAATTTTATACAATGCTTTTTGTTGCTCTTCATTAATGTTTTTATTTAATGGGGTATCCATTGCCTGTTGGTTAGTATATATAGTATTTATATTATTATTATTATATAATAATGTTCCATCTGTGGATGTAGAGGTTTTAGCATCTCCTAGAAGGGAACTATCGCTTACCCCTACATTGTTGGATGTATGGGTAATTTCATTATTATCACTTACCCCTACACCCCTGGATGGATGGGTAGGTGTGATATAACGATTTAAAAACTTCATTGTTCCTTCTTCATTTTCAATGGTTACACTTATAAATCCAAGCTTTCTAAGTGTGTTCATATAGTTGGAAATAGTGCCTTTGCTCATATGTAAAGCTTTGCTAAAATAATGATTGCTCCTAGTACAAACTCCATCGTCATCTAAACAAGCAGTTATTTCAGTATATAAAAGCTTGTGGGTTGGCTTTAACTCTTCGTTGTATCTTATATATGGGGGCATAACTCCATAATAAGCATTATTAAATTTCTTCATTAGTTCTCCTCTAAATGATTGTTAATATATTCTAACTCATCTGCCCAATCTTCATTCTCTTCGTCCACATAACATTCATACCAATCTTCACAATTAGGACATAGTCCAATTATAATTATGCTAAAATTATTATTTGAACCAAAACATATAGCCTCTTGCCCTTCTTCTTTAATTGAAATTGGTCTAGAGTCACAACATATCGTTAAGTAATGTTCCATTTATAATCTCCTTTTATAAAGAGGGCAGTAAAAGGATAAAACTGCCCCCTTAATTAGAGTGGAAAATCGATAAACCACTCTATGACAATTAAAATCCAACTATGGGTTTTATGCATCTATTATAATAGTCACATTCTTTGCCATCTGCAACTAAGCAAGGTTTCCCTGCTTTTTTAGAGTCAATTCTCTGTTGTAACTTCTCTCCTATCATGCATCCACCACATATAAAATTAGGCTCATAATTTGCACAATGCTCCCTTACTTTTGCCTTTGGCGTGTTTAGACTTTGACGATTCATTCTTAACATCTCTGTTCTCCTTTGATTTTTTCTTAAATGGAAAAGGCATTATTTGGCTACCCTTTTCCAATGTTTTAATGGTACTACAAGTTTATTCTCATTGCCGAGTTTCCTGAAGTATCCATTCTCTAAGGCATCAATCGTAAAAATATCATACTTGAAACCTTCAGTAATATACACTATTCTAGTTATTGAGTCAAGATTAAATTTATCTACATTTATAGACCAAGCACCACCTGACATTCTTAATTTACCAATTTCCTTTTCATACTTTACAAGTACGCCATCTGAAATATAATGTCTATTCATCTTCACTATCTCTCCTCTCCCAATCTAAAGAGTCTTGTTCTAATTTAAATTCAAAAGTCCAATCTGTATAAACCATCATTGCATCGAATCCACTTAGTTCAAATACTTTTGACAAGTTAGATACCACCTTTTCAGATGGTATCTCTTTATTTATAAAGTTTGACTCAAGATATAAATATATCTCATTTCTTAGATGTGTATTCACGCTTGTACCTCACTTCCATAGTCAATACTATCTATCATATCTAACTCTTCGCTATCATCACAAGCCGTAACAAATACATATTTAAGGTAGTTAAGGTATGTTAATATATCATTTGGTTTATTATAATTAAAGTGCTTAAAATGTTTTGCTAGTAGTTCAGCCAATACTACGGGGACAACTTCTGTTATAACTACCTCTGCTCTTTTCCCTTTATAGCTACTTTCAAAATCATCTAAAGTATTGCCTAGTGCTAGATTTAAGTCTATGCAATCATCTGCAAATTGTTTATTTTTGTTTTTCACTTTGTTCTCCTTATTGTTTTAATTACTTTTTGATTTAAGCATCTTGCACAATCTCTTTTTTCTTTTCCATAAGATGGAAAATCTTGATAGTAGACCATATTGTAGGTCTTATACATTTCTTTTTGAAAAGAGTATTCGCTCATCAGTATTTCCCAACAAGTTTTGCATTTCGTACAAAACTTAATTGCTTGGTCTGTGTGTAAGCCCTCGCCATTAAAGCCCTTATTATGTTTTTTAATGTCAGGTATTTCTAACTCAGCTAATTCCATTACTCCTCCTCTTCTATTTTTGAACTTAACTTTCTGTTTGTTTCTAGCCTAATTGCTAAATCTCTCCATTGCTCTATTTTATGTTCAGCGACCTCTAAGTCTGATTTTAATTTAAAGGCATATATCATAGGTACACAAAATATAAGACCTAAAAATATAGTTTCAATTATATACATTATTATTCTCCTTTATTAAGTTGTTTACATAACTTTTTTGCTTTTTGTAAGTCTGTAAAATCATACGAAGAAGTCCTTTGACCTATCTTACCATCAGACACTTGATATTCTTTCTGCTTTCCATCTTTTGTAGTGCCTTCTACTATTATCCATTTCATTACTCACTCTCCTTTGCCATTACCTGAGATATACCCTCTACCCAAGTATATATAATATTTTCCATCATCCTATCAGAGATGCCGAGTTCTTCTTTTATTTCTTTGACCATAGCTATAAACTGAGCATCCAATTCCTCTGATACTTCAGGATATAATTCATCAAATATAATGTCTTGTTCTGTTATCATTGTTAGTTCTCCTTAAATTGTGTTTCAAATTATAGTGGTTATTTATAAGAGTCAAGAACTTTTTTAGCATCAAGTATACCTTCTTTATTACCTTTTGCCATTATAAGTAATTGAACTGCATTATCTAAGCCCACTTGAGGTTGTAGCATCGTTAATAAATCGATATACTTTCCATAATTATTCTTGGTTGTATATGGAATTGACTCTGCATTATTAACAAGCTGTTTAAGTTCACCACCAATAGCCGTAAAAAGGCTCTTTAAATATTTATTAGTAATTGACTGCATTATAAAGCCCTATAGACTTCATCATAATTATCTAATGTATGTTTAAGATACCTCATAAAAGGTGTCTCCATTTCACTAAAAATTTGACTTAGATTATGTGATTTATAACCATAAATACTTTGAATATCACTAATGGCAGAATAAAACTTGATATGATTCTTACTGCCTAGTAATTTTGCTAGATATAATCTAGCACTTGTATGATTATTAGTTTGGGTTAATTCTCTAACATTTTCGATTTGTTGTTTATTAATTTTCATTTTGTTTCCTTTTATTTATAATCCCAATTCTCTAACGATTTTACCTAGCAATTCATAATCTAATTTATAAATTCCTACTTCTCTACATCTTTCCATTACCTCTTTTCTCTGTTGAGCAGTTAGATAATTCAAAAATGCTTTTGCTTCCAATGTTATTTCTATTTCCATTTGTCTAAACTCCTTTTATTTATAAGGGGGCAAGTTTCCTCGCCCCCTCGTATTATTACTCAAACAGGTTAAATCCATACTTTCGGATTTTACCTCTGCTAGTGCTACTTAAATGAAAGTTCTTTCTCCATGTTTGAAGAAAAATCTTATCATTTTCGTGATTCCATTCTATTTTTGGTTTATGGGTATTATAAATGGTAGTACCACCAAACATATTGATTTCCCATTTACCACCTATTTTGTTAGGTATTGGAACAATTAGGCAATATGCTCTTTTTGCATCTCCATTCATTTGAGCATTTTTCACAGCCTTTTCAATTGTGCTACCAAGTCCCCAACAAAATTCACCTACTACCAAAAATTCGTGATTGTCATCAATCTCGAAGCCCATTAACTCATGGACTGGAGTAAGACTTTTTTGTCTCATTGGTTTTTCCTTTTATTTAACATCTAAGCTTACATAGGCTACAAATTAAAGTCAAGACTTTTTTTAAAAAAATCCCTGTAAACCAATATATTGCTATAGTTCCACCGAGAATCTTGTCCGTATTTTGCCCCTAAATGCTCGTAAAAAACTTTTTTAATACTAACTATCGCTTAATTAAAAAGATTCCAAGAAACCTTAAAATATCGCAAAATCAGCAAATTGACTTAAAAATGCAAAAGTCAAGAACTTTTTTCCTCTCAGACTAAAAAAACTTTTGTCAAGTCTTTTTTTCATTTTTGTTAAAAAAATAATTGGAGCATTTTAGCAAAAGTCAAGAAAAAAATATTTCTTGACAAATATAACTTATTGTTTATAAATTTGGGCTTAATTATAATGAGACTCAATCTCAATTATAAATTATAAAATATAAATATAAAATATAAACGATAATGAGACCCATTCTCAATAGTTATTGAGATTCAATCTCATTTGCTTATTAAGACTCATTCTCATTAAGAACTTGATAATGAGATTCATTCTCATTAAGGTTTCTTATTGAGATTCATTCTCAATAGTGAGAATTTGCTCTTAAATTTGCCTAAAATCGGGCTTTTTTAGTCTAGCCTTGGTTATGTATGGCTAAAGTAAAAAAACCCCGTTTTAAAGCTATTTTAGAGCGTTTTATTTAAAGATTTTTAGCCCTATGAATCGAAAAGCTAAAAACCCTAAAATCATAATTAAAATTTCTATTAATGTTATGAGCATTTTTTTAGTTCCTATTTTCACCAAAAAAGCCCCTTAAATGAAGGGGCTTAAATTGGGTTTATTTAGGTTTATTTTCTAATGAAAGACTAACCCTACTTTATTTGATTTGTTAAACCATTTAGTAGCATACAAATCGTATTTACTAGAATCTTGATACCCTTCTTTTTTCAAATCATTTTCAGATTCAAATATTTTAGTGTGCCTATCTTTTTTCTTGTCTATTAAGTAAGATTGTTTGCCACTATCCGAGAAAATGAAATCGAAATTTTCAGGAATCTCATTTTTTAAATATGCTTTTTTGACTTGGTTTACATTGTTAGTATATGAGTAAAATTTAACACTCGGCAAATTTTTGGCAATTGTCAACCATTTGTTAAGATACTCTTTTGAATAGTAATCTCCTGAATCGTGAACCCTTACAAAGTTAGCTTTTTTTGTTTCAATATCTTTTATCATTAATTGAACAAAGTTAGCTTGTTTAGTGATTTGATATTTTGCCTCCGAGTATTTTGCAGAAAGTTTGTAAAAACCTTTCTGAGCATAGCAAAATTGAACGCATTCACCAGCCAAGGGACAAGTAATCTCTCCTTCTTTTGATTTGTATGCAGGTATTGAAAAATTAAATAACCTAGTGTTAAAGTGTTTAGATGTCTTTTTTATTTTTGAATTTTGAGTTAATAAGTTCATTCTATTTGCTCCTCATAGACATCAATTCAATTACAGCCCTGTCTTTTTCTGTTATGCTATGAACTGTTAAATTGCGTTCTATTATGTCTTGTTTTGTCATTTTCATACTTGTTTTATGATATCCCCTTTCTACTGTGCCTTGGTCATCTGTGGTAATTAAAGTCACATCCTTTAAAGGGTAATATTCATCACTATTCTGAGATGGTAACCAACTAAATATCTGTGCATTATTTAGATTAATTTGAGTTCGATTTATTTTTTTCATCATCTTTATTCCTCTTTTTTAATTAATGATTAATAGAAAATAGTACCTTTATTTAATTATGTCAATACTTTATTCAATTAAAATTTGTTCGGGCTGATTCCAAAGTACATACTACTAATTAAGCATTAAGTCAATAACTTTCTATACAGGCACTAAAAATTTAATTGAATTACTTTGGCAATTGTCAAGAGTTTTCTTGGTAGTTTATTTGTATACGCCACCCACCCTCACAATGTCAAGGAAAAAGATTTATTTATTTTTTACTTGCTTATTAACTTAAATGGGTTAAATTATAAAAGTATTTAAGATTTTACTTGACTTTGACCCCCAAAGAGTGATAAATTTTAATGTATGTTTGTTATTACCCATTCCCCATAAAATAAATAAAAACAAAGTCTTGCCCCATTGCCCCGAAAAAAAGTCCAAAAGAAAGTCCAAAACCCTTGTATCAAAACAAGAAAGTCCGTATAATATACCATAATGAGTGTCAATTTACCTGATAAGTTAAAACCTGCTATGGGTGTAGCTATAGATATGATGGTTACTGACCCAGAGGCTAAAATGAAGGATGTAGCCGAGGAATCTGGGGTTGCAGTATCAACTTTGAACAGATGGATGAAAGACCCAGAATTTGTAGAGGTCTTTTATCAAAAGTATATGGTTACATTTGGAGCGAAACTGCCTAAGATACTACATAGTATGATTAGAGAGGCTGAAGCTGGGAATGTACAGGCTGGTAGATTGGTTTTAGAACATTCAGGTAAGTTAATTAAGCGTGTGGAAGTTGCTAACCACAAAAGTCCTTTTGAAAAGTTCCTTAGTTCTGACTCTTCAAGTAAAAAAGTAGAAGTTTTAGATGCTGATTACGAAGTAATGCCTCAAAGACCTGTAATTCCAGAGACTCCTAAAGTAGAAACGAAGAAAGAACTGACTCAAAAACAAAGAGCTTTAGATAAAAAGAATAAAAAACGAAGAGAGGCTAGGCGCTGGAGGGAAAGGGCTAAAAAAGTAGGTGTTTCACCACCAAAAAAGGGACGACAAACCCCATCACAAAGAAAGGTTTGGCAGGAACAAGTAATAAAGCGAGAAAAAGCACTTAATCTTTCTTCTTCTGGAAAGTAAATACGTTAAAAGAGTTACATTCAGGACATTCTTGCTCTCTTGATATTTTAACCCCTAAAACCTCCCAATTCCACTTACAATCTACACAGAAACAGTTCAAGCGAACAAATTTTTTCATTTTTAAGCCTGACCCCACTCCTCTAGTTCAGCAGAATACCTTATAAGCTCTATGATTATTTCTTCAGTCATTTTTAAGTGGGATTTAGAGAATTTTTCTTCAGGAGGGGCTAGACAAGATGCTACAAAGCCTAAAAGTTGATTATTTTTATACCCAACATCATCTATTAGGTTTAATTTGTCTTCAAGTTTTTTTATTGAGTATTCTTGCTCAGTTAGGCACTCTAATAGTAATTTCAGTAAGTAGTCTTCTATATTTTTCATCGTTACACCCTTTCATTGCTACAATATAATCCTATTTACTTTAATGATACAACCTTTACATCTGACTTTAGTGTTTTTTTAATATCTTTTATAAATTTTTTATCTAATTTTTGTTTATTTTTAGAAGTTGTTGTAATAAATTCCCTTGCTACAGTAGTTGGAACTTTTCCATCATTATGCCATTTTCCATATTGTATTACTTTTAAAGAACTGCCTTCAGATTTTATGCTATTATATAGCTTTCCAGTTGCTTTTAATGGAGGACTTGTAGGGTATCCTTTAGACTTTCTCCATTTTTTTGTTGATTCTTTAAGTTTTGGTAGGTTTCCACTATCTATTACTGCTTTAGAGCCTTGTTCAGCATCTTTAGCATATCCAGATGTATAATCGTCAATTATGTTATCAAGTTTATCAGAAAGCTTACCAAAATCAAAATTTACTGATACTTTTACCTCCATTACTTAGCAACTTCTTCATTTTGAGTTTGATTGTTATTTACAGCCTCATTTTCTTTGATTATAGCATCTGCTTGTTGCATTGTTAGGTCTTTATTATCCCTTACCATAATTTTTGCTCTAGTTGTAAGGTTATTTTGTATGTCGAATGTATCTTTCATTATTTGGTCTGCAACTGTTTTTGGATATTCTACTTCTTGAAAATCAACTCCAAATTCTTCTGGTAATGCTACTCCGTTGTAATCAGCAATAACTCTTTCTACATTGTAAAAATCTTGTTCATAAAGTCTCCAAAGTGCTATATCATCGTAATAGTCTTCCTTGCGTTCCATATCTTTTATCATTAATGAAATGCCACTAGGCACTTCCCCACCAGATTCTGCCCATTGAATCCATAAATGATTGTTTGATGCTACAAGCTCTATTTGAAATTTTATATTATCTATTGCTTCTTGGATATTGCCACTTGGGCTTGTAATATTGTATGCTCCATCTTCTCCCATATCTAAAATAGTATTAGAACCTGCTCTGAGCATACTCTGGTCTGCTCTAAGACCTGTAACCCACGGCTGACCAAACATATTAAACCTCATGCCGAGATTCATTTCAGTTAAGGCAATATTTACTTGCTCATTACAATTAACAACGTCACTAGCACCCTCAACAAAAAAAGAATCAAGTTGGTCTTCTCTGTGAGTAAATACAAAAGGAAGTACGCCATAAGGATTTTCAAACTCTTCTACCATATCCCCTTCCTCATTCATCATTCCATATTTTTCACTATCCCAGTATTCCCATTGTAAGTTATTAGCATCAGATAAATCGCTTGTGCTATTAAGCAATGGGTATATTATAGCTGTAGGCTTAAAAGGGTCTTCATCAAAATATGTTTCAAAGTAGTATATTGGTCTGTATTCAAAAGCATCATTCGTCCAATATATTCTATTAGCAATAGTCCCTACGAGCCTAGTCATTCTTTCAGAATGTTTCATGCGAACATCTTTTGTTGGCGTGAGTTCCATGTATCTTTCTGTAGCATTTCCTACATTTCTACTTGCTCCAAGACTATATATTCTGCTAATTTTATTAATAAATTTTCTAGTAAAGTTAGTAACACTTGGTGGAATTTCTTGAAAAGCATCTCCACTAAAGTAATTTCCTATATATTGCTCTGTATCAACTCCAGAATAGTAATCAAGGTATTTTCTTATCTCTTTACGCCTAACGTGAGACATTAGCAACTTTGTTTCAAGCAACTTATCTTTTAATATTTTATTTATCATCTTTGAATCCTTTTCATTTCTTGGTTTCTCATTGGAAATCTGTTAAGTATAAAATACCTAAAAGCATCATTTCCGTGGTCGTGGTATCCATCTTTGTAAGGTTCTTCTTTTATTGGTTTCCCTTCCTCTGTTTCTGGATACCTGTATTCTTCAAAATCTTCTATCATGTCAGTACATTTTGCATCAACGTGAATCCTTCTGACTCCATCAGCACTTTCAAAAAATCCTCTTGTATATGCAACGCTGTTAACGATATTTCTACTAATTCTATCTCTAGTTGATAAAACTTTAATGCCACTACGTCTAAAAATTTCCATATCCCCTCTTCCTGACTGCCCCTGTACATTAGAACCAGCAGGGTCACCATAATATGACATAATAGGATAACCTTTTACTTTAATCATTTTAATTAAATCTTCAGTTTTAATATCTTTTTTATGTAAGATGGTATCAAATATTTTAATATGCTCTATATCATCTTGCCATTGAGTTTGTATAAATAAAACTGCTGGTTGCCTATATCCAAAATCAATAGAACAGTATGTAGGTAGGTCTGGGTCATATGAAAACTCTCCAACGTCTAATTCTCTGTTGAAATTCCAAACCTTGCCCTCAAAGACAGAGAACTCCGCACCAAACTCCTGACCAAATAATTCTTTTGACATATTTCTTTTTCTTTCTATGATAGCAGGGTCGTCTATACCCATAGGAAATTCATATTGATTTACCCAAGATGGAGAAGTATGGCTTTCCCATAATGGGTCTTCTGCACCCAGTTTAAATAAATCATATATCCAGTTTCTGCCTTCAGGCGTTGTAATGAAAATAACTTTCCCTTTTCTTCCAGCTACAGTTGGAGATAAATACATATCCCAAATCTTTTTATTCATCTTGGCAACCTCATCTATGACTAAAAGGTCAAGCCCCTCCCCCACAAGACTTGAAGGGTTGTCTGCTGACATTCCTTCTACAATAGTACCCCATTTAAAACGAATGTACATATCCTTTTCTGATGCTTTATCTACATCGTCAGGATGACCAATAACCATTCTTTGCCAGATTTCACGAAATATTAATCGAGCTTTTTTATACGACATACCAACAACCCAAATACGCTTATTAGGTTGGGATGCAACATAAGTAGCCTCCATAGCACTTGCCCAAGTTTTCCCAAATCTTCTTCCACAAACTACCACTTGAAATCTAGCATCTTGTTTTTTAGGAAAATGCAAAGGCAACTGACCATTATGCGGTTGATAACCTAAATATTCAAACCACTTTCTTTTAAATTCGTAATTTTTTTCTTGCATTAGATTACTTTATTAACTTACATTATAGGACAACTTTAATGCAAGGTTATTCTTGTATTTTTACTAACTCACTTAAGAGGTTAAAATGTCTGAAGAAACGACCATCGCTCCAGATGTAAAACAGGAATCCGTCACTAAAGACGAAAATAATGTTCCAATTTCAAGATTAAATGAAGTTATTTCAGAAAGAAATGAACTTCGCAACTCTCTTGAATCTTTTAAAACAAAAGAGGAAGAAAGTAGAAGAGCAAAACTTCAAGAAGAAGAGAAATGGCAAGAACTCAATGCAGACCTTGCTAATGAAATTGAATCCTACAAACCTTACAAGGATAGATGGGAAAAAATGGATGCTCGACTTCGTGAAGGTGCTTTGGCTCAACTTCCTGAATCAAAACGTGAAAAATTTGCCAATGTCGAAACAGAAGTTCTTGTTAGTATCGTGGAAGAGTTTACAGAAGTAGAAAAACAAAATCCTCCTGACAGAAAAGGCACAGTCCCAACTAAAAATACTGCGGATTGGACTAATATGTCTAGTGAAGAGCGAAGAAGTAACTGGAATACGATATTGGAGTCATACATAAAGAGGTAAAATAAATGTCAAAACATTATCAAGGTAATGCTACTACCACTACAACTGACCAGCATTTTATTCCTGAAATTTGGGCAGATGGTATCTATAAGTTCTTTGAAAGAAAAAGCGTCTTTCGTGGGCTAATAGATGATTATT